ATGTTAGTTGAGGCAGGTATTGAGGATAAGTCAGTGATTGACAATATCATGCAAGCGTACGGTGCAGGTATTGANTTCATGCAATAAACTACTATAAACCTATGGGAGCCCATCAGGTTTTTTATTTTGCCCTGGAGCATGGCGTAAAACTGTCTTAATTTGTCCATGTGACGTAAAAAGGAGGATTAAGACATGAGTCTTAAACGTGAANGAATGCAAAATCACAGGCTAAATCTGAGCTACAAGCTGAAAATGAGACATTAAAGCAACAACTTGAGCAACAGACTCAAGCTATCCAAGACTTACAAGCCAAAGAGGGTGCTAGTGAGGAAAGCAAGCAACAGCTTGAGCAACTCAAGGCACAATTTGAGCAGTATAAGCTAGATAGTGAGGCAAACCTTGCTCAGGTAACCAAAACCAATGCTATTGCCCTTGCTTTGAAAGATGTAGGAGCATACAACTCTGATGACTTGATGAAATTCATTGACCTAGAAAAAATCGAACTAGGAGAAGATGGCAAGCCTCAACTTGAGGACACAATCAACTCACTCAGAGAGTCAAGCCCTTACCTATTCCAAACGGTGCAAGAGCAGCCTAACCCTAATATCTCTGTCCCAGGCAATCCATCAGCAAGTAATGCAGATGATGGCCTAAGTGCAGAGGACAAAGCCCTTTTTGCTGGCTTTGATAGCGTATAATACCAAAAGAAAAGAGGAAAAATATAAATGGCAGTAAACTACGCAGAAAAATTTAGTCAGAAAGTAGATGAGCGTTTTGCAAGAGAGGCTCTTACTACTAACACTATCAACCAGGATTTTGATTTCATTGACGCTGAGACAGTAAAGGTCTACACAGTAGCTACATCAGGAATGAATGACTATCAGACTACTGGTCAAAATCGTTACGGTACAGCTGATGAGCTTGGTAATACAGTCCAAACTATGACGCTCTCTAAAGACCGTTCATTTACATTCACGATTGACAAGAAATCAGAGCAAGGCTCAAATGGTGTCATGGAGGCAGGTAAATCTCTAGCCCGCCAAATTTCAGAGGTAGTCATCCCTGAGGTTGATAAGTACCGTCTATCAGCAATGGTTTCAGGCGCTGACACTACTCATGTTGGTACAGGTGCAGTAAGCAAGACTAATGCTTATGAGCTTGTACTTGAGGGACAATCTAAGTTGTCAGATGCTCTAGTCCCTGTGGCTGGCCGTATTTTGCATGTATCCCCTAAATTCTACAAGTTGATTAAACTTGATGATACTTTCATCAAAAACTCAGACCTTGGACAAGAAATCACTATCAAGGGTCAAGTAGGTATGATTGATGGTATGCCAGTAGTATTGACACCATCTACATATATGCCTACAGGTGTTGAGTTTATTATCGCTCATCCAGCTGCTACTACATCACCTGTTAAATTAGAAGATTACAAAATCCATGACAACCCACCAGGTATCAACGGTAAATTAGTTGAGGGTCGTATCCGTTATGACGCTTTCGTGTTGGACGCTAAGAAAAAGGCTATCTATGTCCACAAGACAGCCTAAGGAGGTAATCAATGGCTAATGATAACACAGTAGAGGAAGTAGTAGAGGTTAAAACTGATGTCATTTTGACTAAGGATGGGGTATCATTTACCCTGTCTGACCCTATCATGGTATCAGCCTTTGAAAACAATGGCTATAAAGTGGAGGGATAAACCAAATGGCTCAATTTAAAGCAACAAGTAATGTTGTTTTTAATGTCAATGGCAAAGAGCAAAGTTATAACAAGGATGTAGTCTATGACATGGATGTCAAAGTAGCTGAGAGCTTAAATGCTCAAGGCAAACAGTCACATCCTGAGTTAAGCCCATTCTTTGAACCAGTTGATGAAAAAGAAGAAACCAAAGAGGCAGGTAAGTAATACCACCTCTTTTTTATTGGAGGTGATTACTATAGCTTATTTGACACAAGATGAGTTTAATGAGTTAGGATTTGATGAAGTAGATGACTTTGAGAAATTATTGACAAGGGCAGAGGTAGCTATCAATCTCTTTCTTAATAATCTTTATGATTTTGTTGATTTTGAAACTGAAATCAAGTTTAGAAAGAAAGCTGTCAAACTTGCTACGGCTTACCAAGTGGCTTATTTAGACGCTAGTGGTTTTGCTACAGCTGATGACAGACAGTCAGCCTCAACAGTGATATTAGGTAGGACTCATATAAGCTATCAGGGAGGGTCAAAACAAGCCTTTGAAAGCTCTAGGTATAATCTATCACTTGACGCCTTGAACGTGCTAAAAGCAGCAGGTTTTGGGTATAGGGGGGTAGGATATGATAGAGATTGATAAGCGCTTATTGATTGATACTGTAACAATTAAAAAAGACACAGGTGAAAAAGACGGATGGGGAAAAGTAATATTAGAGAGCCCAGTGACCCTTAAACATGTCAGATTTGATAGACAGTATCAAGTGCAAGGCACCAAAAACAGCCGTAAAGAGTCCAAACCTAGTACCTTATTTGTGTACCCTAAACATTGTCCTATTACCTTAGATGATACCTTTAAAAATGCCATCATCAATGATGGTGAGCGTGAATATAGAGTTACTGCTATATTGCCTATTAGCTATCCACATAAACAAAAAGTATTTTGCTATGAAGTGGAGTGTATTTAATGGGAACTAGCGTATCTGTCAAAGTTGACCTCAAAGGTATTGAAAATAAGGTATCTCCAACAGCTTTAGCAAAAGGAAAACTGGCCATGGCTAACCAAATGCTAACAGACATGAGCCCTTTTGTTCCTCGTAAGAGTGGTGACCTCAGTGGAAGTGGCCAAGCTACTAAAGATGGGGTGAGATACCCTGGGCCTTATGCCAGAGCTCAATTTTATGGCTCTAGCTACAACAAGGCTAGGGTTTTTTATTTCAAGAAATACACTACACCAGGAACTGGAAAGCGCTGGGATTTAAAAGCTACAGCGCTACACCTTAAAGACTGGGAGAGAGTAGGAATAAAAGCAATGGGAGTAAAAGCATGAATAACAATGATTTTTCCGAAGTCCTCAGAGACTTTATCAACACACTAAACCTCTCTCTTACTTGTAGGCTTGACTATTTAGCAGAGGGAGAGGATTTAGTCCTATATCCTTTGCCAGGTGGCAAGATTTTAAAAGAGTACATGGACGGCAAACAAGACATCAGCCTTATTTTTGAGGTGGCTATCAAGACACTTGACCACCAAAGAACAAGCTCTATTTTGTGGGCTATCAATCATGCTCTTGCTAATTTTGATTTAGAACTACCTAGCAAAAATAACTCATATCAATTCAGAGGCCTTGAAGTCTCACAGCCATTCCTTAATGACCGTGATGACCAGGGCTTTTATATTTACATGTTAGATGTAACGGCAGAAATTGAAGTAAATGGAGGAAATTAAATGCCAAAATTAAAAAACGCCAAGCGTAAACACTATGTGGCACCTTGGTCAGCAGAAAACGCAGCAACAGAGCCAACAGGTGACGCTTGGAAATGGCTTGCAGATGGAGTGACAACCGCTGAGGTTGAAAATGACGAAGAGACAGATGATACAGCTTACTACAATGGTGATGGAACACCTGAAACAGTAGTAAAATCTGTAAAATACGGGTTCTCATTTGAGGGGGACTACATCAAAGAGGATGAGGCTCAAGCTATCATTGCTGGCATGCGCTTTAAAATCGGTGATGGGCGCAAATTGTGGTTTAAAGTTGTTGACGCTGATGGCAAAAAACAATATGTTGGCGTAGCTACAGTCTCTGGCATTAAAATTGGAGGCGGTGAGGCGGCTGAGTTTGAGGGCTTTGAGTGTACTATCAGCTGGAACTCAGCACCTAAGGAGTCCGCTGTAGTCGGATAATGTGTTTTAGGGGGAGTGGCAATGCTCCCCTTTTTATTTTTGATTAAAAAATTAGTAGGAGAAAAATAATGGTAGTAATTAAAAAGCGTGACAATGTCATCCCTGTAGAATTTGGAGAGTTTACTCTTGAATTTATCGGAAATGACCATAATATCCACAAAATGGAAAAACTTGGCAAAATCCTCAAAGAGGAGGGCGAAAAAGTAGCCAATGCAGAAGATGACAAGGCATTTGAGGCTTTACAAGACATGGTTAAGAACTCATGGACAGAGTTATTTGACGCTGAGGCTTATCAAAAAGTCTACGATTTTTCAAATGGGTCTACTGTAGACTCAATGGCTTACTTACTTGAGACCATCAATGGTGTCATCTCAGAATGGGAAAAGCGTAACAACACAGACGCTCTCAAGAAATATTTAGGAGACTAACATGCTAGATTTATCAAGGAAATTGACAGATGAGTTAGTCCTTGGTGATGATGTGTACCCTATGAATATCTCTTTTAACAAGGTCTTGAAAGTTATTGAGCTTATCAATGATGATGACATTGATGAGATTTACAAGCCCTATCTTGCTTTACAGATTTTTACTGATGTTGATTTCACTCAGGCTCTTACACCTGAGGAGGCCACTGGCATATTCAAGATGGTATTTGAGGAGCATATCAGGCTGATACCAGCTAGAGACACGGCACCAGTGCTAGACCTAGCAGGCAATCCGATTAAAAGCAAGATACGCTCTAGGAGTCAATCAGAGACCAGTGCCAGACTTTTTAGCTTGAAATATGACGCTGAGTATATTTACTCATCATTTATGCAAGCATACGGCATTGACCTCATAGACGCTCAGAATAGCCTACATTGGAAGAAATTTAATGCCCTATTAAACGGGCTACCAAGTGACACTAAATTTTCTGAGGTTATCAAGATAAGAGCTTATAAACCTCAAAAGGGAGATAGTAAGAAGTATAGAGATAGTATGAAAGAACTCAAAAAAGAGTACGCTCTACCTAAAGATTTTGACTACTAATTTAGAAAGGAGGGAATAAATGGCAGATGGTTCAGTAACTATCAAGGTTGACATGGATGGCTCAGGTGCTCAAGCTGGAGTCAGCAAGCTCAAGTCTCTTTTTGGAGGCCTTGAGAGTACAGGACAAAAAGTAGGCTCTGTATTTAAGTCTGTATTGGGAGCTAATTTGATTGGCTCAGCCTTATCAGCTGGAGTCAGTGCAGTTTCTGGTGGCATCCGTGAGATGGCCTCTGAGCTCAACAGCTCACAAAAAGCCTGGAAAACATTTGAGGGGAACCTCCAAGCCTTTGGGCGCTCATCTGAGGAAATCAAGGCAGCTAAGACCGAAATGCAGGACTTTGCAACCAAGACCATCTACTCAGCCTCTGATATGGCTAATACTTACTCACAGCTTGACGCTGTAGGTACTAAAAATGTAGGTAGCTTAGTTAAGGCCTTTGGTGGTCTTGCAGCCTCAGCTGAAAACCCAGCGCAAGCCATGAAATCTCTGTCAACTCAAGCGACACAGATGGCAAGTAAGCCTAAAGTAGCTTGGATGGACTTTAAAATCATGATGGAGCAAGCACCTGCTGGGATGGCTGCAGTAGCAAAAGAGATGGGAATGTCTACGGCTGACCTTGTAAAAGCTGTGCAAGATGGGAAAGTTAAGACTGAGGATTTCTTTGACGCCATGAACAAAGCAGGGAACTCAGACGCTTTTCAAAAAATGGCCACAGAGTTTAAAACGGTAGACCAAGCCATAGACGGGGCAAAAGAGAGCCTCTCTAATAAACTCATGCCAGCTTTTGATAAACTCAATTCATTTGGTATCAAGGCAGTCAATGCAATTTCAGACTCTTTTGACAAAATCAATTTTGATAGTTTAGCAGATAAATTAGGTAGCTTACTAGATAGCATTGATGTAGAGGGTTTTATCTCAGGCTTATCTAATGGATTTGCTCAAGCAGGTCAAATGGTTTCTAATTTCTTTGCTATTTTTAATAAAGCTGGCGTATTTGATTACATCTCAGACTCAATCAGAGATATTGTAGTTACAGTACAATCTCTTTTTGAGGAGTTAACCAGTGATAGCAATGGATTTAGTAATGTTGTAGAGGGTATCGCTAATGTGGTGATTTTGGTTAATGTAGCTATCCAAGAATTAGCCGCTGGCGTTCAATTTGCTCTTGAGGCATTTGCTAACACTGGAGCTATTAAAAATGCTTACAGTGCTTTCAAGGATTTCACAGCCGCAGCTTTAGACCTTGCTGAAAAATTATCAGATGTCATCCCTTGGGATATTATAGGAGCTGCTGTAGGTCATGTAGTAAATGCTATTTCATTAGTCATTAGTTGGATTTCAAAATTATCTCAGTCAATTAGTGGAGATATTTGGAGAGGCTTAGTCATAGGTATTGGTGGAGCGCTTGTCGCTTTCAAAGCGTTTAACTTTTTGCAATCGTTCAACCCTTTTGGAATATTTAAAACCAATGCCACAGAGGCAGTTGACGGGGCTACAAACAGTGTCAGACAATCTAAGAGTACAATCACTCAATTATTTAATGGTTTATCAAATATCATTAAATCACTAGGTACATCTATTAAGACAGCAGCTGTAGGAATTGGACAAGGCTTAAAAACAGCTCTATCAGGGCTAGCCCCTGTCATCCGTGCTTTTGGTGCTGCATTAAAAACAGCAGGTGTAGCAAATATACTAGCATTTGGTGGAGCTATAGCTATTGCAGCTGTAGGTATCGGAGCAGGTGTAGCTATTATTGCTGCAGGGTTGACGCTTTTAGCCACTCAAAGTCAGGGTATAGTTGCAATCTTGCAAGCTGTAGGTGATGTGGTGGTCAGTGTAGGTACAGCCATAGGTACTATCCTAAACATGGCGATACAAGGTTTAGCACAAGCCCTTGTAATTGTGGCGCCTGTGCTCCCTACTATAGCCTCATCATTTGCAATGATGTCCCCAGTGATTTTAGCTGTGGGAGCAGCAGTTAGCTCCATCATCAGCTCATTTAGTGGGTTAGCGCCAGTGATTACAGCACTAGGCTCAGCAATTAGCCAAGTAATAACATCTATCAGCTCAGGCATTGCTCAGGTAGCTAAAGCTATAACCCCTATTGTTGAAATTATTTCAAATACTTTTGTCAAAGTGGTTAGTATTGTCACTGAGGCAGTTGTCCAAATCGTCCAAGCTATCGCTCCATTTGTGCCAGCGATTACTGAGATGGTAATCGCAACAGCTCCTATTATCCAGTCACTTATTGAGTCATTCAACAACCTTGTTAACAAAATCAGTCCTATTATTGATAGTTTGACCAAATTGATTAAGACATTTGGTGAACAAGTTAAGTCTATTCTGGATAGTGCCAAGGGCGTAGTAGAGTCATTTGGCTCAGCTATCAGGAATGTACTTGATGGTGTCGCTGGTATCTTTGAGAGCATGGGTAACGCTGCTAAAAATGCTGGTGTAGGCGTGAAGTTGATGGCTCAAGGGATAAAAATATTAGTAGACCTTAACCTCGGAGACCTAGTAGCCACTCTGACATCAACAGCCGCAGGATTGGCAGCAATCGCTAACTCAGGTATTGCTACAGCTGGGACTGGATTACAACAAGCAGGAACGGGCCTCATGATGATTGCTACATCTGCTCAACTTGCAAGCGTAGCTATGCAGACTCTACCAACAGCATTGAGTGCACTAAGCACAAGTATTAACCAATTACCAAACGCTTTAACAACAGCAGGTACAGCTATGAGCACATTTGCTACATCAGCAGTGGCCTCATTTAGTAGCTTGTCTGGTGCTGTTTCAGGCATTACTGTCTTACAGAGTGCCCTTATTGGTTTATCAAGTGCCTTAGTGGCTACTATGTCAGCTACATCAGCAATGACATCAGGATTTTCTGCAACAGCTGGAGTTATTAGCTCACTAGGTGGGGTGCTTGGCACCATTCCTGGCCAATTCTCAGCGATTTCATCCTCAGCTATGACAGCTAACACATCTATCATGCAATTAGCGTCATCAGCTCCTACAATAGCCTCTAGTTTTGCTAACATCTCTAGCTCTGCTGTGTCAGCTATGTCTCAACTTAATTCAGTGATTAGGTCAGCAATGACACAAGCTGTCTCACAAATGAGCTCAAGTATGCAACAGATGACAAATGTGGTAAGACAATCAGCAAGTCAAATGACTCAAGCAGGTCAACAGGCAGGGCGTGGAGTTTCAACAGGTATAACAAACGGCATACGCTCAGGCATTGGCTCAGCTACATCAGCAATGTCATCAATGGTCAACTCAATACGCTCAGCAGGGATGAGAGGTGTATCTACTATGCGATATGTAGGCTCTATGATTAGCCAAGGGTTAGCAAGTGGGATGTATTCAGCCTTAGGGGCTGTGACAGCTGCAGCTAATGCCATTGTCGCTCAAGCTGAGAGAGCTGCAAGAGCTAGAGCTAGAATACACTCACCATCAAGGCTATTTAGAGATAATGTAGGGCGCTATATCGCTCAAGGTATCGCTGTAGGTATTGAAGAAAACACCTCAGATGTTACTGACAGTTTGGCTTATGTTCAAAAAGAGATATCAGCCTTTAAATTTGGCGCTGAGGACTTGCTTGGACTTGGCAATAACACATTAAGTCAGTCATTAAAAATGAGTCTTGGACTTGCACAAGCTCAGTCTGAAAAATCTGACTCAGGAAATAATGCAGAAATTAACAACCAGTACACTTTTAATTACAATGGCAACAAGGTAGATGAGACTGAGAAACGTGACATACAGCACCTCATGAAAGAGATGGCATGGTACACAAATAGAGAACAAGAACGGTTAGGAGGTATTTAATGAGCACATTTATTAAATTTGATGGCAAGAAATCTAGTGATTTTGGGTTGAAAATTGTAAATGATATTGAGTTTAGCTCTACCTCCTATGATGTTGAGACTATTGAGGTGCCAGGGCGTGATGGGGTGCTTTTGAAAGATAATCAAAGGCTTAAACCTGTCAAGCGTGAGTTTCCTATGAAAATCAGTACAGCTGAAAGATTATCTACATCAGAGGTAGCTATAAGTGACTGGCTCAATGTCAAGGGATGGAAAGAATTGGAGCTCTCATGGGAACCTGATTATATCTATCTTGCTACTTTTATTGAGTCATTTAACGTTAAGGAATTGCTTAGGAATTTTGGTGAGGTGAAATTAAACTTTTTAATTCACCCTATCAAATTCTTAAAAACTGGACGCAATGAAATCACTTTGACAAATGGGATGACTCTTAAAAATCTTGGTAACGTACAATCTAAGCCACTAATTAAGATTAGAGGTAATGGTAATGGTATTTTGACCATCAATGGCTACCAGTTATCACTTGAGAGCGTCCAAAATGAGCTCACAATAGATATGCAGAAACATCTAGTGTATAGTGGCAATCTGTCAGCCTGGGATAAAATCACAAGGAATGGTAAGCACAGAATGCCTCTTTTTGATGTTGGAGATAATAGGATTTCATGGACTGGTAATTTCACCATGACAGCTGTTCCTAATTGGGGGGTTAAACTATGAACCCAGTGTTATATAAAGCTGATGAACGCTCATTTAGAACTTTTGGGCTGGGTGAGATTTCAGACGCTTATAAGGTCACTGTTACCAGAGAGAGGAATGGTAATTATGACTTATATATCAAATATCCAGTGAATGGCCGTTTTGCCTCTATTTTTAAAGAGGAAATGAAAATCAAGTCAGACGCTGGTAAGAGAACTAAATGGCAGACATTTGAGATTAACCGTATAGTCAAGAATAGTAGTGAACATATTGAAATTTATGCCCGTCATATCTCTATGAGAACCTCAGACATTGCCTTGAAACCTGTGGTAAAAGCCTCAAAGGTTACAGCTGAGGCAGCTCTTAGGCTTTGGAAAGACAATCTAGTAGGAGATGATGTATTTGATGTTAGCTCAGACATCCAAACTATAGGTAATATCTCATGGGAAGTAGATAAGGTTGGAAGTGCTAGGAAAGCATTAGGTGGGGTCTCAGGCTCCATCCTTGATGTTTTTGGTGGTGAGTATGAGTTTGACAATAACCTCATCATCTTGCATAAACAGATGGGGCGTAAGGCTCCAACAGTGCTAGAGTATGGGCGCAATTTGCTCAGTGTAGAGGAGGAGAGGCTCCTAGATGGTAACTATACCTCTATCTATCCATTTGCACGTTACACGCCAAATGTTGAGGGCTCAGAGGACTCACATGAGGTCTTAGTCACATTGCCTGAGCACATCATAGATAGCCCTTATTTGAAATTATACGCTCAGAGAAGAATATCTCTGGTAGATTTCTCAGGCAAATTTGATGACAAGCACCCTCCAACAGCTGAAAAATTGAGGTCACTAGGCCAGTCTTACATCAATAGCAATAACATTGGAGCTCCTAAAATCTCTACAGAGGTCTCTTATGTAGATTTGTCACAGACTTTGGACTATCAAGATTTTGGGGTCATGGAGGAAGTTGAGCTCTGTGACATCATCCCTCTCTACTATCCACAATTTGACATCACTACGACTACTGAGAAAGTAGTCAAGGTGGTCTATGATGTCTACACTGACTCTAATGAGGAGATAACGCTAGGTACTATCGGTCAGTCTCTGTCATCTAGCATGACTGCAGGAATTGCTGACCGTCTATCAGTGGTTGAGGAAAAGCAAGCCTCTATTGAGAGCACTCTACCTCAATATCTCATCAGTGGCACTGGAAATAAAATTTGGAATGAAACACCAGCCAAAAATATTGAGCACAAAATAGGTGATACATGGTTTGAGAAAAATGGCCAGTATCAACGGATGTATATCTGGAATGGTAGCATGTGGGAGAAACGGCTTGACACTGAGGATGTTGCCCGTGTTCAGAAAGATGTAGACCAACAACTTGAGTCTGTCAATAATAGGATAGAATGGCTACAAGGCAAAAATGACCAGAAAGTTTCTGATTTATTCAAAAAGTCAAATGCTACTCAAGAATTAGCTGAGGCCTCTAAACAACTTGCTCAAGAGGCTATAAACACCTCTAACTCAACAGGCCAAGAATTATCACAATACAAGCAAAACAATGAGCAGAATTTATCTATTTTGAAAACTCAGACCGCTCAAATTGATGGTAAGGCAGGGCAAGCTTTAAATAAGGCCAATCAAACAGCCACAGAAACCTCTAATTTAATTGCTAATTTGAGGACTGACCTAAATGGCAAGGTTTCTCTTTCAGAATTTCAAAATTTAAGAGAAACGGCTAAACTCCATGAGCGTATCTTAGGCACATCCGAAACAGGAGCACCTGACAAGCTATCACGGCTTATCATGAGTAGCGAGATTTTCCAGACCGAAGTTGGAAAGTACGTCACAGATGATAACAACTTGATTGTAAACTCCATGACAATGAATAAGCATACACTTATCGGGAATAGCAACCCAAAAGCTAATATTTCCGTCAATAATGGTATCTTTACAATTAAAGCACAGGGTCTTACTGGGTATAACTGGTCAGGGTTTAGTCTTCCTATTTACGTCAAGAAAATATATAAAGATGAAACCTACACGCTCGGATTTAAGTATCGTATTAGAGAATATCCAGACAGTTCTTTTGCTTTTAACGTAAAAAACCATGGTTTAAATAAAATCCTTTTATCATCTGATATTGGTAAAAATAGACCACCTCTCAATGAGTGGCAGGAATTTCAAAAGACTTTCACAGTTCAAGAGGATTTTGCTTTTGGTG